AGAGAAGACCGAAGAAGATGCTCCAGACACACAATCTATTCCTTGAGCGAATGAGTGATTCGGAGGTAACGATAACTCTCATGGAGATGGAGAGCATCGGATGGTATTACATCACGGCATATTGCCCATATGAATGCGGCTACAATGGAGAGAATTTCCCAGCAGGATGGGTAACGGCATCGGGAGAGATATGCCACAGGGCAGATTGGGAAGACCGATATACAGAGCCTACAACCTGTGCTGTTGATCCGAGACTACACAGTATATGGGGAGATGAATTCTTCTACATCGAAGAATTTGACCGAGTATTTGTGGCAGAAGACACAGGATCGGCTGTGAAGGGAAAACACCTTGATCTCTTCTACGATGAGGATATATCGGGATTTCCGACAGGTTACTACGAAGTATATGCTGTCGAATTTGAAGAAACTACAGTACATTTAGGAGGTTAGAGATGTTCGAATTTAAGATAACATGTGATTTCTGCGGTAAAGAAATCAAAGGTGAATACCGAAAGATTAAACAGGAATTTACAGACGAAGACACACAGGGCGTAAGATTACCATATAACGATATGTGCATGGATTGTCTGAAGATGATTACAGACTATAAAAGGATTCCTTTGTTGGAATTTCCGAATACGGAGGCGAAGGATCATGAGTAAGAATCCAGAGAAGCAGAGACAATATCAGAAGAAGTACATGAATCGCCATAAAATGCTCTCTGTGCTTCTCCATGAAGAAAATGATAAAGATATCATCGAATGGTTAGAAACGCAGGAGAATCAATCTGAAGCGGTTAGAGAGGCATTAAGAGAGGTAAGGACATGACAGCAATCATAATAACGGCAATGATTTGCATGACATTGGTAATAATTTCGATCATCAATGGGAGGAAGAGATGAGCAAGACGATAACCATAATTAAATGCGAAGGCTGTGGGAGAGAGTTAATCAGGAAAGAGGAAGGCGAAGGATGGAATCCTAATGGAACATACACCATCAATAACCAGATCATGAAGGTGAGTTACACCAGATGCCCACATTGTAATCCAAAGGAGAAAACGAATGAGTAGAGAAATGACGAACAAAGAAGCAATCTCCAACCTAAACCACATTTACGGCTTTGTGTCTCCTGACATTCAAAGAAGTCTTGACCTTGCTATCAAGGCTCTTGAAGAAAGACAGCAAGGCGAGTGGATAGACCAAGATTTTGATGATTTGAAAATATCTGATTATAGGTGCAATCAATGTGGACACTATCAAGACGATATTACTAACTTTTGTCCTGAGTGTGGGGCAGATATGAGAGGCGGTAAAGAATGAAACATACTGAATGCAAAGATTGTGAATTGAGAGAAGGAGATTGCGGATATCATCATAGGATTGATGGAGATGTTAATTGTGATATTCCGAGTTTGTCGAGTTGTGATAAATATGGCAATTGTATGTTCTTTAGAAAGAGAACAAGAATGACACACCTTGAAATTACTTTTACGAATAACCATGTTTTGAGCATTGATTACGAAGGCGAGATGGATTTGCACAAATTAGGAACAGATTATTTGTCATTTAATGATGTTTGGGTAAATCTCGCAAATGTTCTCTTTATTCGGAAGAAGGAGGAACAATAATGAACATCTTGATTCCTAATACTACCAGAGAAGAGATTGAAGCCATTTTTGAATTTGCCAGATGTGGAGCAAACAATTCGATGATAGGCATCCACAAGGAGATCATCCAGATCACAGATGAAGATTTTGACAAGATTTTGACAAATTGTTCCACGTGGAACATACCACCAAGAAAGAGCAAACCATGACAATCAAAGAGGCTATTGAGATATTTCAACGAATGAGAAGTTTTTATCAAGGCGATTTATTCTCTGATTTTGATAAAAGAATGAAACAGGCTCTTGATCTTGCTATCAAGGCATTGGAAGAAATGGAAGGGAAAACAAATGACAGATGAAGAGGCATTGGTTATTCTCAAGGAGAACAGACCAGATAAACCGACAAAGACTAAAAACAGAAGGCTACAGGCGGCTATTGACCATATTACCGATTCCTACGAGATGGAGGATAGGATAGATCGCTCAAAGGCTTGGGGATCGCTTGGACACCAAGTAGATGGAGATAAGATCGTCTTCTATGATGGCATATTCAACATCATTACGGAGAAAGGCAGGAGCAAGCATCTTGTACTATGCGGAGAGTATGAACATGAGGTAAGCCTTGATTACTTCCGCAGGAAATACAAGGCTGTGATCGTCATCTACGAGCAGGATTTACATGGCATCATTTACCGATATGGAAATCATGGCGATTTCTGGGAAAGCATCGGCACAACAATAGGATACGCATGATGAGATTCTTGCTATTTCTGATCCAGACAGCATGGGAATGGATACATTTCAAAGAGTTATACTACGATAGACCGAAGAGGAAGATTTTATGATCCTATACCAAGCGATGATTCCATTGAATCCGAAGACCAAGAAGAATCACCAGAAGATCATTAGGAATCCGAAGACAAAAGCACCAATGATAGTACAGAGCGAAGCGTACAAGCAATACGAGAGGAATGCTGGATGGTTTCTCAAGAAGTTATCCAAGCCTATTGACCAACCTGTACAGGTAAAATGCCTTTTCTACAGAGATTCCGCAAGAAGATGTGATCTCACGAATCTCTTGGAAGCCATTGATGACATCCTCGTGCATTACGGAATACTCGCAGATGATAACTTTAGCATCATCTATTCCCATGATGGAAGCAGAGTCTTTGTAGACAAGGAGAAACCGAGAACAGAAATTGTCATCGAAGACATCCGAAGTTATAATCTATGATAGAGGAGGTATTGCCTATGGCTGAAATAAGAGAGATAAGCGAAGAGTATGCCAAGATCGCTCATGAGATCATTCAGAATGAGCCTTGCTTGGCAGACATCAGACAGAGCGATGCTACGATCATGTTCCTCTCCTCCGATAAGGAGAAGAAATCCAAAGGGAAGACAGTATTCGGAGAATGCGAGAAGATTCCCGAAAAGTACAAATGGGCAATTCCGTGTGATTTCACGATCACTATCTACGAGCCTAATGTGGTAGCATTTACCGATAAACAGATTCGCATCCTGCTTCTTCACGAGTTACTTCATGTGAAGATAGAAGTACAGGATGATGGCACAGAAAAGTACAGCGTTAATCCTCATGACATCGAGGATTTCCGCATGATAATTGACCAGCATGGTCTTGATTGGGCATTGCCAGAATGGAGTATGACAGATGACACCTGACGGAAAAAAGAAAAGGGAAGCCAATCTGATTCCTACCACCAAGCGAAGTAAGAGTGAAGTGAGAAAAAATGCCGCAAAGGGAGGCAGGAAATCTGGAGAGGTTAGAAGGCAGAAGAAATTACTCAAAGATTGCCTTGATGAATTGCTTCAGAGAGAATGGGAGAACAGGCAGGGAGAGAAGATGTCTGGATCAGAAGCCATCTCTGTTGCCGTATTCAAGAAGGCTCTTGCAGGAGACATCAAAGCCTACGAGGTTGTCCGTGATACAGCAGGACAGAAACCTGTGGACAAGATCATGCTCGCAGAGGTTGACCAGACCACCATCAACGAGGTTGAATCGATGGTATTAGGAGAAGACGATGATAACCCGAAGACAAGCGGTTGAATTCCTCCGAGACAAACCTGTGAAGTATGCCCATCTATTAGGCTTCAGTAAACTTGTAGCGATTCATAACAAGTGGATAAGGGAAATGGTCATAGGGAAGGCAGACTACACATTAGAGGCTCACAGAGGCTCTTTTAAGACAACCTGCGTATCCATAGCCATAGCCATTATCATGATCCTCCTTCCGACAAGGAGGATTCTCTTTATGAGGAAGACCGATGACGATGTAAAGGAGATCATCTCACAGGTAAGGAAGATTCTAGAATCGCCACAGACACAGGTATTGGTGAATTCGATATACGGCATCAGCCTAAAACTCGTAGTGAGCAATGCTACGGAATTGTCTACCAACCTTGTTACCGATGCAAAAGGCTCTTCACAGTTAGTTGCGATATCTCTGGGAGGATCATTGACAGGTCGACATTTCGACATCATCTTCGATGACGATATTATCAATGTCAAAGACCGAATCTCCAGAGCGGAAAGAGAGAAGACGAAGATCATCTACCAAGAGTTGAGGAATGTCCTTAACCGAGGCGGCAAGATGGTAAATACTCTCACCACATGGCATAAGGAAGATGCTTCCATCCTCATGGCAGAGCCACATATCTACACATGGAAGGACACAGGCTTGATATCGGAGGAAGAGATAGAGAGCATCAGAGAATCGATGTCTCCGTCTCTCTTTGCGGCTAACTACGAATTGAGACACATAGCGGCAGAGGATGTCATCTTCGAGAATGCGAATGTGGGAGCAGATATCAGCAATGTCCTCAATGCTAACTTCTGCCACATTGATGCGGCATATGGTGGCGAAGACTACACAGCCTTTACTATCTGCAAGAAGCACAATGGCAAATACTATGTCTATGGAAGGTTATGGCAGAAGGCTATAGACGAGGTTGAAGACCAGATAATCGAAGACAGGAAGAGACTCTTGGCAGGGAAGATATACTGTGAGACCAATGCCGATAAGGGATATCTGGCGAAGGCTCTACGAGAGAAGGGAGAGCGAGTTATCACCTATGCCGAAACGATGAATAAGTACATCAAGATCGTTACGCATCTCAAGGCTGATTGGAAGGATGTCATCTTCGTGCATGGAACAGACCAAGAGTACATCGACCAGATTCTCGACTACAATGAGTATGCCGAGCATGACGATGCTCCAGACTCTCTCGCCTGTATGATCCGTATCCTGCATCCGAGGAAGGATGATGGTGTTGCATCTTCATTTGGGTATTGAACATTTGACAAATATGGTAGAATGTGCATATGGGAAGATTTTCGAAGGAGGATAACCTATGAAGACATACCAAGATTGGCTTGAAGTTGCCGATAAGAGCGAGATGGAAAGAATGGCTTTTATCCGTCAGTTAATCAACGAGCATAAATCATCTCCCGAATATAGACAGGCGATAGATGCGGAGAATTATTTTGCAGGACAGAATACCACCATCAAGAGATATGAGAAGATTCTCTTCAATGCGTCAGGACATGCTGTTCCCGATTACTTCTCTGCTAACCATAAGGTTGCATCCAGATTCTTCTACAGAGATGTCATGCAAGCCAATTCTACTCTTCTGGGTAACGGAGTTACATGGAAGAATGGTGTAGGAGAGAATGCTCTTGGAAATGATTTCGACAGGAAGTTAATCAAGGCAGGAAGGAATGCACAGGTCGGTGGTGTCTGCTTTGGTTTCTACAACAATGGCAAGGTCGAGATATACAAGATTACCGAATTTGCTCCTCTCTACGATGAGGAAGATGGAGCATTGAAGGCAGGTGTCCGATTTTGGCAGGTCGATGGACAGAAGCCATTGAGAGCGACAATGTTTGAGATGGATGGTTTCTCCGAATATCAATGGGATAAGAATCATACAGAAGGAATGGTACGAACACCAAAGAGACCATATATCGTAGTGAAGCAGACATCAGAAGCCTTCGGAGACGAGATATACGAGTACAGGAATTATCCGACATTCCCTGTTGTTCCCTGTTGGGCAAATGAGAGGAAGCAGAGTGAGTTACTTCCTCTGAAGGCTACCATTGATGCCTTCGATCTGATTAACGCAGGATATTGCAATCAGGTCGATGATGCCTCTCTGGTATATTGGACAATAACCAATGCAGGAGGAATGGATGATGCCGATCTCGTACAGTTTCTCGACAAGATGAGGAAACTCCATGCGGCACAGACAGATGGAGACCAGACAGTTACTCCGACCACAGTAGATGTGCCTTACGCATCGAGAGAGGCTATCCTTGAGAGGCTTGAAAAACAGTTATACAGAGATGCAATGGCTTTGAATACATATGACATTGCCAATGGTGCGGTAACGGCTACACAGATAGAGGCGGCATATGAGCCTTTGAATGAGAAGTTAGATGCCTTCGAAGCAGAGATTACCGATTTCATCATGAGGCTCTTGGTTGTCGCAGGTGTTGAGGATGAGCCTACATACACAAGGTCTATCATCGTCAATAAGACAGAGGAGATCACAAGCATCGTCAATTCTGCTCTTTACCTTGATGACCAGTATGTAACCGAGAAGATCATGACTATCATGGGAGACAAGGATAAGGTCGAGGATGCTCTTGATTCACAGGCAAGGATAGATGTCCAGAGGATGACAGGCGGCACAGCAATTAACAATGGCGAAGAGGCTTAAATACAATTCGGATTATATGTCCGATAAAATGGACAGTTATATGGAGCAGATAGAAGACAAACTATCTGCTCTTTATGCAGATGCGGCTAAAGAAATGCAAGGTAAACTTTCCGATTTCATGGAAGGTTTTGAGAAGCAGGATGCCAATATGCAAGCACAGGTCGAAGCAGGGAAGGTAACGCAGGAAGAGTATAGCCAATGGAGGAACAGACATATCGTGCAAAGCGATAAGTACAAATCCACCATTGATTCCCTGTCCACAATGGCTGTGAATGCCGATGTAGCGGCAATGGCTATGGTGAATGGTGCTATGCCGATGGTAGTAGCACAGAGTTATAACTTCACACAGGCTCTTGGCTTTGAGGCGGCAGACAAGGCAGGTATCACGCAGGGAACATTCCAGATATACAATGAGAGGTCTGTCCAGAAACTAATCAAGGATAATCCGAATCTCCTCAAGGATGTCGATATGGATGCCGACAAGAAATGGAATACCGAGAAGATGAATCGGGAGATCACGCAGGGCATCATACAGGGCGAGCCTATGGAGAAGATCGCAGACCGATTACAGCGAGTTACCGACATGGATAGGAATGCGGCTGTCCGTAATGCAAGGACAATGATGACAGGTGCGGAGAACATGGGCAGAGCGGAAGCGGCAGATGATCTAAAGAAGCAGGGCATTCCGATGGATGAGGTATGGTCTGCCACATATGACAACAGGACAAGAGAGAGTCATCTCGAATTGGATGGTACAGTACGAGATGAGAATGGCTTATTTGGTGTAGGCATCATCAATAAACCTCTCCGTTATCCTGCCGATCCAGAAGGTGATCCAGAAGAGATATATAATTGCCGATGCAGATTGTCTCTTCAGTTAAAGGGAATCGACCATTCCAAAGACCAAGAATTGTATGAGAGTTTCATGAAGGATAACTTCCCACAGACATGGGAAACCATGCAGGAGAAGGATTCCATCAAGAATGCTCTTGATACATATTCCAAGAAGCAGGAAGAAATGCCTCCGAGACCGATACGAGAGTTGATTCCTACTCCAGAAAAAGTAAGGTTGACAGATTACAAGGAGAAAGACAATGGCACAGGTAATGAAGGTTAATTTCGACAGCCACAAGGATGAGGTTTCTGCCGAATTGAAGCAGAAGATATACGGATGGCTTGAAGCCATTGGAGAGGATGCGGCATCTACAGCGGCAAATGTTCTGACGATGACAGGCACGATTGACACATCAACATTGAAGAACAGCATTACTCATGCTGTAGACGAAGCCAATCAATGTGTATATATCGGTACGAATGTGGAGTATGCGATCTATCATGAATTCGGTACAGGTAAGTATGCAGAAGGCGGAGAAGGAAGACAGACTCCGTGGGCATTCCAAGACAAAGATGGAGTCTGGCATTATACGCATGGTGTACCTGCGAAGCATTTCATTCAGTTTGGAGCAACAGCACATCAGGCACAGTACAAACAAATGCTTGAATCGGCATTGAAAGAGTGATAATCTAAATGGTGTTCTTTTATTACCCAATGCCTTGATTTTATGGGAATGGGAAGCGGATGTCCTTGTGGCATCCGCTTTCTTTTGCCTTTTATTTTCATTTTCATTTGGTTGAAATGAATTTTCATTTGTGGTATATAATGAAAATAGAATCGAATAAATGAAGCAAAATTTACCGAAGAAAAGGAGATTCGAAACATGGCATTTACCAGAAAATTCTTGTCTGCTCTGGGCATTGAAGCAGATAAGGTAGACGAAATCATTGCGGCACATACCGAAGTTACTGATGCTCTGAAGGAAGAGAGAGACAAGTACAAGGCAGATGCCGAAAGACTCCCAGACATCGAGAAGAGGCTCGCAGAAGCGGAGAAGAAGATGGAAGGGGATGATCCCTACAAGGAGAAGTACGAAGCCTTACAGAAGGAATATGAGGATTACAAGGCAGATGTATCCAACAAGGAGACAACAGCCAAGAAAGAATCAGCATTCCGTCATGTACTGAAGGATATCGGAATTCCCGATAAGAGAATCGATTCTGTTATCAAGGTATCCGACATCAACGGCATCGAATTGACCGAAGAGGGAATCAAAGACGAGGATACGTTGAAGGCAAAACTGAAAGAGGAATGGAGCGATTTTATCGCAACAAAATCCACAGAAGGTGTACCTTCGGCTAATCCTCCGACAAACACAGGAAAGACTACAATGACGAAGGAGCAGATTAGAGCGATATCTGATCCTGTCGCAAGACAGAAGGCTATGATGGAGAATTCTTCTTTGTTCCCACAGTTATCAGGTCTTTCAGAATCAAACTAAATTTCTGAAAAGGAGAAATTATTATGCCTAATGTAGTAACAGATGCAGAAACTAATGTAATCAAGAAGGCTAATCTGGCAAAGGTTAGAGAGTTGGATTTCGCAACACTCTTTGGTGAGAATGTAAACTCTCTCGTAAAGATGCTTGGCATCTCAAGAAAGATTCCTGTAACAGCAGGAACAGTTCTCAAGAAACTCACAGTAACAGGCACACTCGCAAGTGGTGCTGTTCCCGAAGGTGAGATCATTCCGCTTTCACAGTATGCTACCACATGGACAGCCGTAGGCGAGGCTACACTCAAGAAGTGGAGAAAGGCTTCCACAGCAGAGGCTATCCTCAAGGGCGGTTACGATCAGGCTGTAAACGAGACAGATAAGAAACTCATTCTTGACATCCAGAAGGATATCAGAGGTGCATTCATTACCGATCTCGCAAGCGGTACAGGCACAGCAACAGGTATTGGCTTACAGGCGGCATTGGCTAATGCTTGGGGTAAACTCCAGACAGCATTTGAGGATGAGGACATTGCTCCTGTATACATCCTTAATCCGCAGGATGTTGCTGACTATCTCGGTAAGGCACAGATTTCCGTACAGACATCATTCGGATTCTCCTATATAGAGAATTTCCTCGGTCTCGGTACAGTAATCATGACTCCTCGTGTAACAAAGGGTACATTCTATGCAACAGCATCACAGAATATTGTCCTCTACTACATCGATGTAAATGAGGCAAATGGTCTTGGCGAAGCATTCTCATTCACAACAGATGCAGAGACAGGTCTCGTAGGTATCCATGAGGATGCTAACTATCAGAGAATGCAGGAAGAGACAGTTGCCGTTTCTGGTATTGATCTCTTCGCAGAGATTCCTGCTGGTGTTATCGTAGGTACGATTGCAGAAGAAGATGAAGGCGGCGAAGGCGGAGAAGGCTAATCATGGAATTGATATTGACCGAGATTTGCGAATATCTCAATAACTATTTTTGGGAGAAGAAGATATCTGGAAACTTCACAATTTCCGATGGTGCTATTGATGCTGTCGGTCTGAAGGATGGACAGTATTTCCGCATAATCGGATCAACATTCAATGATGGTGTCCACATCTATCCTGCTACGGATTTGAAGGATGAAGAATTTGAAGGAAGCATATGGGCGATGGCTGTACCTGCTACAGTTATCGCCATTGCCTCCGACATAAAGGAATGGCAGACAAAGTATGGTGGAGCAGATTCCGATGCGATGTCTCCATTCACTTCCGAATCCTTTGCAGGATATTCGTATTCCAAGAGCGGAAGCGGTAATGCCAATTCTGGTAGCAATATCACATGGCAGGATGTCTTCGGAGGAAGGCTTAACAAGTATAGGAAGTTGAGAGGTGCAAGATGAGTCTCGTAAAGGATGCAATGGAGAAATCCTACATCATTGATAAGACTACTACTCCCGATGGCTATGGTGGAGTAATCACCAAGTATGTCGAAGGAGCAGAGATTCTTGTAGCCTATTCATTCAACACATCCACAGAGGCTCGTGTAGCGGCTATGCAGGGAACAGATAACAGGTTTACTTTACTCACCAAGAGATCGGTAATCCTGCGTTACAATGACATCGTGAAGAGAGATAGAGACGGAAAATATTTCCGAGTAACATCCGATGGCGATGACAATCGTACTCCTAAAGCCGCAGGATTAGATTTAAGAGCGGTTGAAGCAGAAGAATGGGAAATTACTCAAGATGAATAAGGAACAGGCTTACAGCGAATTCTGGAGCGGATTTGGGGTATTGGCATGGGAAGAGAATTCTATGCCAGATGATGAGACCATTCAGAGTCTTATCGATGCTGGTGTAGCAGAAGCCAAATATCCATATATTGCGTATCAGGTTATCGTAGATGATCTTGGTCATCCTGTATTTCCTATGGCATCAATCTATGACAGGTCTACATCATGGAAGCGAGTAGATGAGTTAGCCAATGTTATCTCTGAAAGAATCCAGAAGATGAACACCATTAAACTTGATAATGGTCGAATGTTTATCACCAAAGGCTCTCCCTTTATGCAACATCAGATGGAGAGCGAAGACATGAATATACGAAGAGTCATTCTCAATCTGGGAGTTGAATTCTTCACAGAATACTAAATAGGAGGAAGATGTAAATGAAATTTACAAAGATTCCACAGTCAACATTTGACGAATTGCAGATCAATGCAGGAATTCTTGTTAAGGATTTCGATGTTGAACACGGCACATTCGATGATGAAGATATGCTCACGGCAACAACAGGCGGTATCACAGTCAATGTAAAGCCTTCATATGAGGATTTCGGAGAGGATATCGATAATTGTCCGAAGAATACAATGGAATTGAAGAGAATCACGGAAACCGAGGTTTCTATCTCTACAACAGCATTAAACATCAATGAGAATTTGCTTCTCTATATGCTTGGTGCGGCAGATAAGGATGCTACAACAGGAGCAATTAAACCTCGTGCCGATCTCAAGACTACAGATTTCAAGACAATCTGGTGGATTGGTGATCTTTCCAATGACGGCTACATTGCTGTTAAGATTTCCAATGCTCTTTCTACAGATGGATTCTCCATCAAGACATCCGATAAGGGCAAGGGTAATATCTCTATCACTCTCACAGGTCATGTAAGCATGGCGGCACAGGATGTAATCCCTGCGGAATTCTATCTTGGCGAGCCATAAGCAGAAGAAAACGGAGAAGGATAATCTATGAAACTATCTGATTACAGAGGCGAAGAAGCATTAGATGTATTGGCTGATATCATTGAGCCTTTATCATTGATCTTGGCTGATAAGGAGATTCGTGATCTTGCTGGGAAGCAGGGTACACCTGCTCTCACATATGTCAAGCCTATCATCAAGAATCACAAGAAGGAGATCATCCAGATTCTTGCAAGGCTTGAAGGCGAATCTGTAGAAGAGTATGAGCCTAAAATTACTCTCTTGACATTACCGATGCAGGTTGTTGATCTCATCAATGATCCAGAGGTACAGAGCCTTTTTCATTCGCAGGAGCAGAATCAAGTAACATCGTCTGCCTCTTCTACTCCTGTTACGGAGATTACAGAGGCAAAAGGGAAGTAAAGCCTTTTATCAGATATTTACTTGCTAAAAGCATGGAGCGAGAGAAGGAAGAGGCATACCGAAACTATGTCTCTGATTCTCTCGCTTTTTATACTTCAGTATTGACGAAAGGCGAAGCGGATATTCCGAGATATGCAGATATGGTAAATCCGAAGCCACAGAAGCCACAGGAAACTATGGAAGAGCATATGTCTCGCTTCGATAAAATTCGGAGGAAGAAAGAATGAATGTATTTGAATTATTCGCAACATTAGGTTTGGATACAACAGCCTATGATGAAGGTCTTGAAGGAGCAGAAACCAGAGGCTCTTCCTTCGGTCAGAAACTTGGTACAGTAGTAGGTGCAGGAGCAAAGGTTGCTGGTGCGGCATTAGCGGCAACAGGTGCGGCAATGGTTGGTGTAGGTACAGCATTTGCCAATGGAATTACTTCTGTCGCACAGTACGGAGACCACATTGATAAGGCTTCACAGCAGATGGGAATTTCTGCTGAAAAATACATGGAATGGGATGCAATTTTACAGCATAGCGGAGCATCCATAGATTCCTTGAGAACAGGCATGAGAACATTGGCTTCTGCTGTTGAGACAGGTAACGATGCATTTGAAAGAATTGGTCTCACACAGGAAGAGTTAGCCAACATGAGCCAAGAGGAAATCTTTGCGGCTACCATTGAAGGTCTCCAGAATGTTGAATCGACTACAGAGAGAACATATCTCGCAGGACAGTTACTTGGTAGAGGAGCAACAGAATTAGGTGCATTGCTGAATACTTCTGCGGAAGACACAGAAGCCATGAGGCAAAGGGTACATGAGTTAGGTGGTGTCCTCTCCGATGAGGCTGTTAAGGATGCGGCACATTTCCAAGACTCATTACAGGATTTACAGACATCCTTCACAGGTCTGAAGAATAACATGATGTCCGAATTTCTGCCTTCGATTACTACAGTAATGGATGGTCTCACAGAGGTAATGATCGGTAACGATTCCGAAGGTCTTGGCATGATAGATAAAGGCATCAGCGATTTCATCGATAATCTCAATTCTGCCATGCCTCGTCTACTCCAGATCGGAGGAAGAATTATCACATCTCTGATTACTTCGATCTCATCTAACCTTCCTCGTCTGTTGAGCGAAGGATCGTCTGTATTGAGTGAATTAGTGCAGGGTATAATTATTGCCCTTCCTTCTCTTCTGGAATCAGCGATGATTATCATCTCTGCCATTGGACAGGCTTTGATTGATAATGCCGAATTGCTCCTCAATACAGGTCTCGAATTACTCATGATTTTGATGAATGGTTTGACCGAGGCATTGCCTTCTGCCATTCCTGCAATCGTATCCGTAATCACAATGATTATCACCACATTGACAGCACCAGAAAATCTCGATGCCTTCATTCAAGGTGCATTACAGTTAATCATGGCATTGGCTGATGGTCTTGTGTTAGCCTTGCCTAACTTGGTGTCTGTAATCCCTGTTATAATCAACAATCTGGTACAGGCTACGATTGATAATTTCCCTGCCGTATTGGAGACAGTATTATATCTCATAGGTGCTTTGGCTGTAGCCATCCTCAATTCACTTTGGGAATTACTGAAATCCATCTTCAATGTAGTGAGTGAAAATCTTGGAAATGTCTATAACAAGGCATTCGAGTGGGGAAAAAATCTTGGTGAATGGTTAAGAAATATCGGTACAAATTTCAAGAATAAGGTGTCTTCATTCTTCACATCGATAGCAACATTTTTCACCAATGGATTTACCAATCTGAAGAACAAGGCTACCAATGGCTTGAATGGCATTAAGGATAAATTCACCAGCATTTTCGAGAATGTGAAAACCACAGTAAAGAATGCCATTGAGAAGATCAAGAGTTTCTTTGATTTTAATTGGTCATTGCCGCATCTTGATATGCCGCATTTCTCGATTAGCGGATCATTCAGCCTTGATCCTCCGAGCATTCCGAGAATCTCTGTTGATTGGTACAAGAAGGCTATGAATGAGCCTTACATCCTTGACGATGCTACGATCTTTGGAGCATCAAATGGAAAGTTACTTGGTGGTGGAGAAGCAGGAAGCGAATT